CTTTCCTATTTGGGATTTACCTATGAAGGAAAGATTTGAGTATTGTAAAACTGAATGTTCTAAGTTTGGTTTAAAGCTTACTTGGGAACAAGCAAAACAATATTACAATGAAATGTATAATTGTGAAGCTTACAGAAACGATACTTATGAAGTTAGAGTTTTTCGTGGAAGCCAAGCTGATTGGTTAGTACATGAAAAAAGTTGGTATGGCATGATTGATTATCTATCTATTAAAAGATTGGATAAAAAATCTATCCATGATTGGAGACACTTCCAATTAATTAAAAACGAATTGGTAAGTGAAACAAGAGAAGCCATTGAACTCTATCCAAGTGAATCAAGATTAATGGACACAGCAAATCAATATCATTTGTTTGTGTTCCCAGAAAATTATGTGATACCATTTGGTTGGAGAACTCGTAGTGTAAACTATGAAGAAGTTGAAGGTGGTTTAAACAAAGCTGGACAAAGAGGTATATAATGATTGTAGAACGACATGGTAAAGATAAAATAAAACTTGTACAAAGACAAACTGGATATGGAGTAATTTATGCTTACGATATATTTAGAGATAATAAACTTATACATAAATCAAATACACTTGGTGAAGCTAGGCAAAAAATTAATGCCAGTAGTCCAACTTATAAAATTAGTTTAGAAAAAACTGCTTTAATTGAGAACTGCATTAAGAACATAACTTATTGCCGACAATTCACTACTGAACTTGTGAAAGCATTAAGAATAAGTTTAAATCATGTTCCTAATAATGTAATTTTAGATATTAATGAAAATGCTTTTTTCTTAGCTAAAAAGGAAAGTAAACAATGAAAAAAAAAATAACTGGTTATTATGGGTATTGGTGTACTAAAAAAAAAAGAAGGGTATTTAAAACATTATGGCAAAAAGAGAAATAGGAGTGATTTGTTCAATGAGTTACTATGAAATGAAAATGATGGTCGCTGTACTTTCAAGAATCTTATTGGACAATGAAATTAGAGGTGAGCATACAAAAAAACGTATCTTTAATCTAATTTCAAAACTAAATGGTATGCTAACTAAACAAGGATATAAAAATGCTTGAACTTATATCTGAATTAGGAATTGCTTGGTTTTGTTTTGCAATAATATTAACATTTTTAATATGGGAGAACTTTAAATGACTAGAGAAACTAAAGATGGAATAGGGTTCTTGATTGTGATTGTTTTAGGCACGTCAAGTATAATATTATTAAATTGGATAATTAATTAGATGCTAAAAAAAGTTCCATTAGATATACTAAAAGGTTCACTTTCTATCATGAAAAAATTTATGATTATTCAAGAGTTCTCAGGTTCTAGTAGGAAAAAAGATGAACTTTTCAAATAAAGAAAAACTCAGTTCAAAATTAGCTGATTCTGTAATGCGTGTTAAAATGGAAGAAGCTTTAAAGAAATACAAAGAACGATTAGAGAAACAACAACTGGAGAAGGCAAATGACAAAACTAAAGTCGGATAAACATTACGCAACTGTTATCCTAGAAGAAGCAATAAACAATAGAAGATTCCAAACGTTAATAGAATACATCTTATTCGCTTGGAGAGAGAAGCCGAATCTACGTAAAAGAGAAATACTAAATGCTTTTACGATAGAGTACTTAACTAAAAACAAAGGGAAAAAAAATGAAAACATTATTAGGTTTAATACTAATACTATTAATAACTAACTGTACTTCTTACAAAGCTGTAATAGATACTGCTGGACGTTCTGGGACGTTCCCACATTCTAAAGCAGAAGATATTACAAATGATATTATTCTGTGTGAAAAGTTTGCAGAAAAGACTTTATCAGATAGCCAAGAGTTCCAAGCTTGGATAATTGATAATATTCTTAGACCAGCTTCGTTAGGTGTGGTGTCTAAAGCTGAAGATACTAGAAAAAACTATATAAGAAAATGCCTGATTAATCGTGGGCACTCGTTATTAAACTAGGAGAAAATATGAAAACAGTACAACAAGAAATAAATAGATTGCTATTAGAATCAAAAACAAATCGTTATATAACTTCTAATGAAGCACCATACTATTATGATTTGTGTTCAGTTGAAGATAAGACAATTTCTTTAGATAAATTCTATAAGAAGTTTCCTTATCATAATCCTGATTTCAATTCTGAATACTGGCAGAACCAATACAAAAAATGGAAGGATTTATGGAAACAAAGCACGATATAATAAATAGACTTGCAAGTAATATTAAGTTCTTGCGAATTAATACAAAAGTTGAAGAACCTTTTGGCAAAGTTAAATATATGTCTCAAAGACATTTAGCTGAGTTTATGGGTTCTATTACTCAACAGATAAGTAAGTTTGAATTAGGCAAGGATGAACTTGGTGCGTCTCAACTTTATAAAATTGCTAAAATCTTTGGTGTATCGGTTGATAGTTTATATGATGCTGAATTGCCTAAAAAAGAATTTAGCAAAACAATTATGAACGATATATGCTTAATGTAATTATAATATTTATATTGTTTATTATTGTTTTAATGTTAATTTGTAATAACTAAAAAAAAGGGAAGGTAAAATGGAAGAAATAAAACTATACAATGGTCAAGAGACTTTATTCTTTGACCCAGTTGCTCATCAATACTTTTGGAATGAAGAACAGTTGCCTAGTGCTACTGGTATTACTAAATTATTAACTCCAGCTAATGTTATTGGCTTATGGTCAGCCAAGATATGCTCAGAAGAATTTAAGAAGTTAATTAGAGCAGGAGTTAGCTATGATGAGATTGAACTGACTAAGATCGCAGAACAAATTAAAAAAGCACCAAACCAGAATATGTCAGATGCAGGTTCGGTTGGAACACACGTACATAACTTAATTGAAGATTATATTCATAAAGGAATAGTTCCTGAGATTATTAATCCTGAAATTAAAAAGTCATTTGGTAAGTTTAAAGAATGGTACGATAAACAAGAAGGTTTAGAAATTGTATTTACTGAACGTAAAGTGCTTAGTCGTATTCATAAGTTTACTGGAACTCTTGATGCTTTATTTAAAAACAAATCAGGAGATCATATTATTTATGACTGGAAGTCATCATCAGGAATAAGAGATTCTATGTTAGTTCAAATCTATCTTTATAAGATTTGCGTTAAAGAAGAACTTGGCATTGATGTTAAACAAGGTGTGATTGTTAATTGCACCAAGACTGGAAAATTAAATATTAAGGAATTTCCAATAGGAGAAATGCAGGAAGATGTGGCGATTTCCTGCCTAAAAATGTATCGCTACCTAAACCAAAAAGGAGAAAAGTAAATGAACGTACAAGGAGTAGTAAAATACGTTTACGATAATAGACTTACTAAAGATGGAACTCCAAATAAGTTTCCTAATTTTAAGTTTAAAGTAAACGATCAAGAAATAGTGTTATGGAGTTCTATACTTCACCCTGCAATAGCAAAGGGTAAGAATGTTTCTGTAACTTGTGGTGCATCAAAAAAGAATGGAAGTTTATTCGTTCTTAGTAAGGAAGATAAAACTCCAATGATTCAGGAGTTGCCTACTGGTGCTAAAACAGAAGCAAAACCTGATACTAGCTTCAACCCAGATGAGTTAGAAAAAGAACTAGCTAATGTGGCTAAAGACTTTGATGCTGACTTAACAGTTGAGACTAAAAAGCCATTTTCTAAAGATGAAATGATTTTTTGTATGTCGCTTCTAAAATCTGGGATTGAAAGTTCCCAAATAGGTGTTACAAAGGAAGAAATTGATTTGAAAATAAAAGATTACAAGTTTTTATTTCAGATGAATTTTCATAACTAGAAATTTTATGGCAGGTGGTTTATTAAACCTTGTTGGTTTAGTTTCATTTTCCCCCTTTTCCACCTGCCATATCCTTGCAATTAATTATAAAATATATATAAGTAAAATAATGAAGGTAGTTAGAGAAAAGTTAATTGAGTGTTCTATCTTAGTTAAAGAACTATTTGAGAATACAGAAGATGCTCTAACTGAAACAAAGGAAGGTAAGATTATTTCTGTGGACATACTAAATACTAAGTTCATAAGAAATAATATAAAACTAGCTGATGCTACAACAAAGCCAAGTAGTTATGAAGCTGAGAGATCGCCAACGAAAGTTGCTTGATCTTGAATTGGAATATAAGATGAAACTTGAAAAAGCAAAAAGACTTAGAGAGTTTATCAATTCCAAGATAGCTTTTAACTTTGAAAAATTACTAGGATAATAACCTAGTACAACTGTAAACTGTAAAGGAAGGTATGCACGATCTATCTCTAAAAAATCCTGATGAAATAAAAGCTGAACTGGATTCAGTATCAGAACAAATGTCAGAAGCACTATATACTTTTAGACGTTGCGAAGAATTTAAAAAGATTACATTCAGTCAAATAACTCTCACAAAGAAAATAGAAAAGAATTGCTCGGTAGCTGAAGCTGAGAAGTGGGCTTATAGTGATGAGAACTACAAAACAATCATTGAAGGTTTATTAGTTGCTGAAAAAAATTATTCTATTCTTAAAGGCAAGTATGCAAACTTACAAAGCTGGGTTGATCTTTACAGGTTGATCTTTACAGATCATGGCTAGTAACTAATCGTGAACTGAGTAGATAAATGAATGATAAAAAATACATTGAGAACTTTAACCATGAGTCTTATGAAAATCGCACTAAAAATTATCTTAACATTAGTGAAGATCGTTTCGTTCAGTATTGCACTAGTCGTGGCTATTTGTATCGGAAGCTTGGTCTTAATGCTGTTAGCGATTCTCAATCTTTCGCTGAAAGTGTTATTCCTTTGTTTGCCAAACTCCCAACACTTATCAAAAGCTTCCCAGATTACTTCGTTTACGCACCTAAAGAAGCATATAAGCAAGAGCAGTTCTTTGTTGAATTAAAGAACGCAACTTGGGAACAAGGAAAAACTTTAGCTAAGATTAAAGTTAGAGATATAAAAAGATATATTTATTTTGAGCAATCGTTCACGAATTATCATACTAGATTTACTATCTGCTTTCCTTTAGCTGATAAGATTATATTTAAAAGTGTAGATCAAATATTAAAGTTACTGCCAAAGTCGCAACTAAAATGCTTTCCAAATGATAATATAGAATACTTTGAAGTTCAGTTAAATTAGTGAATAGTATTTGAGATATCATCAAAATAATCAAACCAATTACAATCTTCTATCTCCCACTCAACTCCAGTTATTCTTAATTTCTTTACTTGCTTTAATTGTGATAAAAATGAATTAGAATTTACAAATGTTTCATTGTCAAAGAATCTGCACCAAACAATATCTTCTTTTATGTTATCTGAGTTTACCTTCACATAAGAAATGGAATAGGTAACTAGATAAAAATTATTCATCTTTTTGTGCTGGTCTATTTGCTAAAGTTCTTGCGATAGATTCTCCTGAACGACCAACCACATATCCACCCAAACCTATTTGTAATAATGTCCAAACATCAGTAGGTAAAAGTACTTGTGCATTTATTTTAAATAAGACTAAGATTATTGGACTAATAATAAAATTCCAAATTAGAATAGCAATCAATACATACATTAGTAATGGTCTCCAAGATGCTACAAACCAATTTGATTTAGCTTCAGCTTCAACTATTCTTGCAGTAGCTTTTAGTTCTTCAGTACCAGATTGAAGTAACTGCATATTTAAATCGTTCTTTAATTTTAATGCTAAGTCTTTGTCAGAAATAGATTTGTCTATAACTCCAAAAACTTTATTAAGAATAGGTGCAAGAGCAGTTATAGCTGGAATCATATTAATCTACTGCACAAATGTTTATCTGACCAGAACCATCACCTGATTTAATAAAAGCAACTTTATCGCCTGACTTAAATGCAAAGTATTGTACTGAATCTTGCGTACACATAATATCTTCTTCAGTAGCAGTTGGATTTGCACCGAACCTAACGTGAGCATGAGTTCCTGAGATAGCTATTCTAATAATACCTGATTGAGTTATAATAGCTGATGATTGAGCAGATGTAGCACCAATAGTGTGTGTTTCTGGTGTAAAATCTGGGTCTATTCTTATAATGTCCATATTGTTCTCTAAATGTTCTAAATTTGCCTATTTAAACCCTCAAAATACCCCTAAATTTTAATGGTATAGGAGTTTTTAAGCTGTTTCTCATTATAAAGCCAATATGCTTTAAAATGCGTTTAAATCAGATTTATGCTATTTACTACTTTTAATTGAATCTTTAAGTAGTTCAATATAATGAATTGCTTTATCTAAATCAGCAATTAATCCCTTCTCTCTAAATCTTAAAATATACTTTATGACATTACCTTCACAAAATCCAATATTATTTTTTAATATAAATTCTATTGGTTGAATCTTGTATTTTTTATAGTGATTGCCACCAACTTGTTTTTTATAAGACTTCATAAACAGTTCTTCCATTTGCTTTGTATGCTCTTAAATACATTTTACGATTACCAGCTTTATTGTAACTT